CCTGTCCCAAGACTCAGCTTATCAAAGCGGCTCTTTAAGATGGAGCGGTGTCAATGATCCAGCTACAGGAAATAGTACTTCCTACCTTGGGCCTAGCGGATCAATTTACAGATCACTGATAGAGCCAATCAATCGCGTTCAAACTATAAACTTTGATTTTAATATTAATAGACAAGATATTAATGAATTTGGCAGGTTAGCTAGAATAGATTCAATTGTAATGGAATCCCCTACGGTCAATCTAAGTTTCGATTACTATTTGACCGACGGAGAAAATGAAAGAAAAATGGGATTTAATGTGCCCACTAGTAATGGAGACGGAGGTTTTCGCCCCTCAAGTGCAGATTACTGGACAGGCGATTTAGCATTGTCTGGTTATAGCGCCTTGTCCGGTTTGATAGACGATACAATTGGAAATAATTATTTTATTTTGGTGGGCAAAGAAGGTAAAGATGTTGAAGGCGAAGCTATCACTTCATATGTTTCGGACTCTACAAATTTTGATGTAATTAGCATAGGCAACGGATTTATTAGCGATTATAGCGTTTCGGCTTCTGTCGGCGCTGTGCCAACCGCATCTGTGACTGTTGAAGCATTTAATATTAAAACAGATAATAACGCTTCCGGTAACTCAACGGCTCATCTAACTGACAGCACAGGCCCGTTGACATCTGGAAATGGTTTAAATTTTCCTTCTATTCCCGCTGTAGATCAAACGAATGGCACAACAGGTATACAATTATCTGACACTGCCAATTTCGGGGGCTCTTCTTGGGCTAGTATACCTCGTTTTGCTAGATACGCAGTGCCAACTTATAGCACTGGTAACGCAGATGTTGCCGCATTAAGACCCGGAGATATATTGTTTTCAATGGGTAATTCTGGAGATTATATTGGTTTTACTGATATGAATGGAGACGGAAATGCTCATCTTCAAAGCATGGACATTAGTGTACCAATGAGCAGAACTATCTTGCAAAGACTTGGTAATACTTTTGGTTATAGCAGAGTTATTGATTTGCCTCTTAATGTAGATGTGTCGCTTTCTGCTGTTCTTTCGGAATTTAATAAGAATAATCTTTTTGAAAATTTAGCTTCTACGCAAAAACATGACTTTACTTTGACATTGCGTACTCCAAACGCCTTAGATGGAACTGCGGGCGATACAGCATTAGTATTTAAAGTTAAAGGCGCTAGGTTAGACAGCGAAAGCTTTACCAGCGCAATTGGAGACAACGAAACAGTTGATATGACTTTTAGTACGCAAGTAGGCGGCTCTAATGATACCGACAACGGTTTATTTATGGAGGGTAGTTATTTCAGATTCCCGACAATCAATTATTATCCGTTGGGAACTAAGAAAACTTCAGATGCAGCTTACAAAGGAGACGGCGGTCAGTAACCGACTCTTCCTCTATAATCATAAGCCGCATAAATATCACCGCTAGCGTTCGTAGAAGCGTCTGTACCAGCAACTTGGATAGGCTCCGCTGCGTAGATATTATATTTTGCTACAAGGTCGTCTAGGCGCTCCTGAGCGTCCTTAGCGAAGCCTCTGTAAGTCTTAGCGATCTCATTTTTGTTTGTTCTGGTAATTACAGAATCGCCCTCTCTCAAAGATATGAAATCTACAGAGCTGTCAATTCCTTTTAAGACAGCCCGAGCTTTTTTGGTATAATAGTTTGTTAGATATACTTGTTTATATATATCAGCCTCTTCAAAACGAAAACTGCCTGAAGGTTGTACTACTGTATCATCTGGATATTCAGTTGCAGATCCCGATCCAGAAAATGCTGTATAGAGGGTAGTGTTTAGAAGGCCTACATTATTAGCTAACCAACCTGAAATAGATGCTATTGTCGCAAAGCCAGTGTCGGAATCAAACTCATCATTAAAGATCCCTGTGGCTATAGTACTAACTAAATAAGGTGTTTTTGACCTGTCTGGCATATAATATATTTACACTTAAAATCAAAAACCTTCGCTCATTAATTTTTTTGCTTTTTCGTGGTTTGGATGATTAGGGTCGTGAATAGGAAGCGGATCTTCCATACTAACAGTGCGAGATCCTTTTGTAATTCTTTTAAACTCTGATCTCAACTTTTCCTTTAACCTTGGTAGGCTGCCATCTGGAAAGAGTCCAATTTTCATGGCTAAATTTTGCAAATCACTCAAATTAGAGTCTTTTAATTTATCTTCAAATATGTTTGGATCGTTAGTGCCAAATGGGTTTACCTGTTTAATCCCAAGAACCTCTTCTAATCGCTTTACTTTTTCGATAGCATCATCTTCTAATCTGCCAGTTGTAAAATTTTGCAAATCTTCAAGATTGGCTTTTTTCTTTGCTGTTTTTCTTTTCTTCGCTGCCATGTTAATATATTACAACTAAAAACGTATTTTTCCAAAAAAAAACTCCGCCTCTTTCGAGGCGGAGTTATCAGGATGAAACCTGAATTACATGATTAAGCCCACTAAGGCTCGGTTATCCAACACCATGCGTCCCTCTTCCAAGGCACCGTAGTAACCAATTCTCTGCTGTCTAGAAGAGAACTGATCGTCAGCGACTAAGTTGAACTGAGAGCCAGTTTCGGAGTCAACCGCGATAGCGCGAATCATTGCATCTCTGCTGCGATCCAAACCAACGATAATTTCCTCTGAAGCACCATTGAATGCGCTAGAAGCGGAAGTAGAACCGTGATCAAGATAATCGGTAGTTCCAGCGACCGTGTCGAACACGTCGTTGAATCTCTTACCAACACCCATCTCCAGAACTTCCATAATGGCAACACCGAAGAATTCGGTTAAACCACTCTGGCCGAACACAGAGTTTCTAACAGTGTCAGTAGCAGCGATACCAGCGCCGTCACCGTGAGTAGCAGCGGTTCCGTCAGGACCTAAAGTACTAACCGGATTGTAAGCCATAGAGCGAATCTGCTCAACAACTTCAGGTGAAACCAAAAGATCAGTCAAGGCTTTACGAGCGCCAGCGGGAGTGCCACCAGAGAAAGAAGCGTTAACTCTCTTCATCTTAGTGAACAACTTGTTTAAGTCATCCAATAAGAAGCGGTTTGCCTGAGCGGTTCTGAAAACGTTACGATTAGAAGCAGTGAAAGCTGCTTTACCATTCGTAGCGTTAGCCAAAGCCGTCATAACCAAGTTAGAAGAAGTTCTTTCCTGCTTGAGGAGAACTTCCTGAGCTACGCGAGTGAAAGTCTTACCAATCACATCAAGGCGTGAGCGCGTAGCATACTTTCTATCGAAAGAAACTGCGCTGTCCAAGTTGTAAGTAGCGAACTTCAGCTCGGAAGCTGTAGGCTGAACGTAGTTTGTCGGAAGACCGCCTGCTACAGACTGGCTGTAGACTCGAATATAATCTTCGTCGAAAACATCATAATACAAATCCAACGGAATCGAAGGATTGTCGTCTGCGTTGTACTCTAAAGCAGTAAATAAGTTACTGAGAGTAGGAGCGTTGTTAATGACTTCGGCTAAAACAGGGCCAATAAACTCTGCTAATGCAACCTGAGCTGCGAAAGCAGTCTCTCTGTTACGAGAGCCCATTGCTTTTACCAATTCCACTTGCTCGTCAGTTCTTTTTAATGTAATTTTCATTTTAATTAAATATCCTTTCTTTAGTTAAATGATTAAGCAACATCAATAGAATTAGAGCATTCTAACGCTACTAACGCGTACTGCGCAGTACCTGTACCAGCGAACTGATCGGACTGACCATTTTGAGATTGACGGTTACCGGTAGCCAAAATGTGACCAACCAGAGTGCCAACAAGGTCAGCGAGACCTTCGCGGGTAACACCTGTCAATTTGCCAGCATTAGCCGAGATAGCTGCGACATTACCGGGAACCCAGTTAGCGTCTTTCTCGTATGCAGTTTCGTCGAACGTGAACAGACCTCGTGTTGCGACCGGGCAAGCCTGACCGCTGAGAACTGCTTGAAGCTCGTCTCTTTTGACGGGGTTATAAAGGAGTTTTTCTCCATTCTCGTCGTTCTTAATCGTCTGATTAAGAGTGACGCCTAATACCGGAGCACCAGTTGTAGCAGCTACGACACGTAAAGGTACGACTGGGTACTTATCAGCTCCCAAGAACGGATAATCAGTTTTACCCAAGTAGTCACTTCCAATTAAATCGAAAGTGTCTTGGTTCAGATTACCGCTCAATACCTTAACCATCACACCTGCACTACCGTTACCATTGGTCGTGGGATTGTCGTCTACTACGTTGTTTGCAAACAAGTTGACGACATCCGAATCGTTATATTGCCTAAATGGGTATAATCTAAGTGCCATAATGTTTTAATTTTTAATAGGTTATTGAAATATTTTCGGTGTTAAAAGCCTTTTTGAACTGGTCAGATAAAGACTCTTCAGTTGACGAAGCCTCATTGTTGTTGGCCATGCTGGAGTGCGGAACTTCAACATTTTCAACTACTTCTTCAACACTTTCATCGGCTTCAGCAACAGCCTCTTCAGTCACGTTAGCAACCGCTTCTTCTGTAGAAGTGGAAGCCAAGCGCTTCTCAAGCTCTTCCTGAACCTTTGCCTCAAACTGTTTTTCCTGCTCCAATTTAAAAGCTTTGCTCTTATGATGAAGAAGAGAAGACAATTTGCCCTGATACGATTCAAAAGCCTCATCAGAAGCTTCTAAACTTTTAACCTCATTCGCCAAAACCGTGCGGTCTTGATCGGAAAGGTCGTAAAGCTCATCGATAGCTTCCATGCGACTATTGAATAATTGTTCTGCAGCAGCAGCGTTGATGGAAGACTCTAAAGAATCAATTTTCTCATTTGCTTCTTCCAACTTTTTCTGAAGATCTTCCATGGAAGCTTTAGCTTCAACTGCATCCTTCTCGGCTTGAGCCTTTTCAGCCTCAATAGCCTCTCTTTCAGCCTTATACTCCTGATCCTTCTCGCGAATCTTTTCGACCACGTGAGAAGTGATAGTAGCTACGGCTTCCTGAGTGAATTCAGCATTGTCCGCTAACTTCGAATCGAGGACCTTCTCGAACTCGGTTTTGAACTCTGTAATATCCATAGTATTAGTATTTTTTACATTAGTTATTTCACTTTGTGAAATTTTTAAAATATTATTTTTAAAATTATTTTTTTCTACTGATGCGTCTCTTTTATCTTTGACGTCTAGGTTAATGTTCTTTTCGACTATCAAACCGCTAACATCTGCAGCTGGATTTGTAGTGAATCCAATCCCTAAAGGATAAACATCTCCAACAACTAAACGATAAATAGGAGTTCCATCATTTAAAGCCCCATTTCCATCAAAAGCTTTTAAATAATGCTTCATTTCTTCAATATGATTAGGATTTGATATAATTTCGGCATCGTTTAAATCTTTAGATCCAACCGCCAAAACGAAGTCATTAAATCCTAACTCCCAACTAGCGGAGATTTTTTTGAAGTAGTCGCTTTCTTCATCGCTAGACTTTAATAATATATCCGCAAAATCTTTGTTTACTGTTTTGTAAATTACGGCTGCAAGGGAAATATAATATGGCCCGTTGTTAGATAACGCCGCAGCATTTCCAATAATTTTTTCGTTGTTAAGGTCTGTAAAACCGGCATTTACAATGTGGCCAACTACTTTTTGTTTTTTATGCTCGATGTTAGTAGGCTTGTTTACAAAATAGTCAATCAAGTCCACTGCGGTTTCAGAATTAATTCCGTCTCCATTTTTATTAAACTTGTTGACTACTGCGGCATTAAATGCGGCTCCGACCAAATCAATGTTCCTTTCTAGGTCTATTGATTTAGGGATAAGCGGCTTTAAGTTTTCCAAAGAAGCTCGGCTGATATTTAAATCATTTTCTAAATCGGTAGTTGCGTACACCTCACAGTCATAAGTTGTGGTATACTTACATGATGTATTTTTCATATTCTTTGGCATTTTATATAAAATGTTACACTTAATTATTTATCCAGAGAATTTTTTCTGCTGTGGTGCAAAATCGCTGCAGCGTAATCATCTAGCTCATGTTTTGCACTGATTTCTAATACAGCGGGCAACGGTTTTAGAGATAAGATTTTATCTGGATTTTTAATACAGGCTTTACCGGTATCCACCCAATCTTTTTTATCTTTAGCTACAACTACAGATTCACATACTCTTTCTAGCATTTGTTTTTGAACTTTACTCAATCTTTTCTTTTTAAATACTTTTTTAGCTTCGCTTGTCAAAGTTACATAAAGTTGATTTGTAATATCTGCCGTATCCTTAATAGCAGAAACAGAATATGTTTCTTTAGATTTAGCAGTTGATCTTGATCCTGCTGGTCTGCCCGGATTGGAAGCACTTCTAGCTCTATTGTTATTGGCAACTTGAGCTGCACCTTGAGGATGTTTAATTTCTTCAATTTGCTCTTCTTCTTCAAAAGTCATTGGCACAGGCGCTCCTCCAACTATAGGATTGTAGTATCCTTTCAGTCTATCTTCGACAAATTTCTCTTGAGACTTTTCTAGTTCTGAGGCCGAAGGAAATACGCCAGTCTCAATAACCTTTATGCCTTCGTTTGGAGGCAAAATGCCCAACTCCATCATCCTAGTGATAACTCTTTGAATTTGAGCTTGATCTTGAAGGTCTATCGTTTCAAACTTAGCAACGGGTGCATTTTTGAAGCCATAGTTCTTACAAATCTGTTTAATTTCAGGTTGTAAAAAGCTATTAAGAAATGCGTCTCTAGATTCCTTTAATCTTTGCAAGAACATCTGAGCTTTAACTTCTGTGCTGGCAAATTTTTCTTGACTTAAGATGATATTCTGAAGTCCTTCTTTAATATCTTGATTGACCACTTCATATTTTGATGGGCCAATGACCTTCTGTATGTCAGGTATAACAAATTCTGCTTTAGTGGTATAGTCGCTAACTAAAATACGACCAACACTTTGATTTTGAAATAAGTTTTGCATAGCCCTGATATTCCTTGGATTTACGCCTCCCTTGTCGGGCGTAGTTCCCATGGTTATCATTAACACTACGTTTTCGATGGTGCGGCAAATAGCTTGATCAATCTTTTTCATCTCCATTTTAAATTCAATATCATCTAAAACTGGAAAAGCAAAAGGTACCGCAAATGGCTCATAGTCTTGCTTTTTGAAGAAAGCGTAACGCAATCGTTTAGGATCTAAATCTATTTTTACTCCATTTGTGTTCCAAGAATCATTCTTAATTCTTTTTTTGATCTCTGGATCTAATGCATCATACAATTCTCTGTCTTCGTCAGTTTTTGGGTTCTTCAATCTTTCTAACTCATACTCACTTAAAACTTTAGCGTAAACTCCCATGTCAAAAGAAGTAGAGCGCTTCATTGTGATATCGTACGGATTTAAAAGGATATATCTGACGGGTAATTTGTTAGTCTTTAAAGTTAAACCTAAATTTCTAACTTTTGTAAAATCTTCTAAATTAATTTTACCTTCAACCGTATACAAAAATACATTACCGCTTCTATAAAACTCTCTGAAAAATTGATCTTTTAAATTCCAAATTTTTATCTTTTTAAGCCAAGCATTAATAAAAGCTCTTGACTTGGCGTTACCTCCCTCTAAATACAAACTAGAGTTTGCAAAATCTGACATCATGTCTATAGCATTTCTAACTACAGCAATATTGCAATAAGCTTTTTGAGTCAATTCGATGGCATCTCTAACATTTACGCCATCTAAACCATACTCATACGGCAGCATTCCCGCTCTAATATTATTGTATTTGAAAAGCTTTGGAGCAATTGAAATATTATTTCTACGTGTTGTAGTTGTAGAACTTGGCGAATTAGCCCTTCCGTAAGCTTTTGACTCGTAGTTGTAGAACGACTCACCGAGCAATTCTGGCTCATATTTTTCTTGAGCCGTGCTATGCATCATACTCTCCAAAGATTTTTCATGCTTTTCTTTGAACTTGTTCCAATAATCCGATCTTTTGGTATATTTTCTTTTTTCGGCCATATTTAAAAATTACACTTAAAGTTATTAAAGTGACTTTGAAAGTTACTTTATTTACATTATAAACTCAGGAACGAATGTTTCTATAACATCTTCTTGTTGCACATGCTGAGAGTCAAAGTGGACTTTGGCCATCCAGTTCGCTAAAACTAAAGCTGAGTAAGAGTCTTTTCTTGCTTTGTCTGGACCAGTTTGCCTTCTAAGATTTGAAGGTAAATCAAATGTTTGAGTGCCTTGTGAAGTTGTAGTAATCTGAACTAAAGCGCACTCATTTTTTGTCAAATCTATCATATCTGACTGGTGCTCAATAAAATCAATCATTTTAGCTCCGGCGCTTTGCTTCGCTTCTTCCGCGGTACGCAAAAACTTTATATCTTGTATAGGAATGCTTTTGTTTTTTTGTTTTGTATACGAGTCGTCTGTGGCCCGACTTGCAAAATATATACGCCTATGGTCGAAATTTGCTTGCAGTAATTCGTTGGCCTGCCTAATCCAATTGCTTGTTGGCTTTCTTAAAATGACGTACTTATGCTCTTTAGAATTATATTCGTTCTTGTATTTTTTAAGATCATTTTGATATTCTTCAGGCTTATCTAGCCCTACGTCTATCGTTTGCAGTTTTATATTTTTTTCTTTGAAAGTCTCACTTTCATTGCAAGCTTGTAAAAATTGCACGCCGCCGTTATAGTCACCGCATATTCCAACTACATTAAAGTTCTGCAAACAAAACAAAAAATAATTTATATGATGTTTAAGTGAAGTGCCCGACAATGCATAACTGTGTACGAGAGTTGTTTTTTGTTCTTCTGGATGTAATTTCAAAATTTGTATAGCGAAATCATCAGAACTTTCCGTTTGAGACCAAGATGGGTCAAAAGCTAAAATATATTCTGAATCTGGTTCGCCTTGAACTTCAATGCATGGCAAGTCTCCATCTGGAATAGTGCACAGCGCCATCTTGCTAGTTTTAAAATAACCAGAACTATCGTCTGTAAATATAGCCCCAAATTCTCTTTCAAACTGAGATTGGCTCATAGTTGCTTTTGCTTGGTTAATTAAGTTTTCGTCATATAATTGCTTGGGAGCGCAATCGTAACTGTATTGCATAATGCAACGAGACGCTTTGTCTTTTTGTTTTTCTGCTACGATTAAATTTTCAAATTGAGTATAGAGTTTATATAAATATTCAAATTTATAAGACGCAGAAGAAAGAGCTATAAGTTTATTATTAGGCCAAACATACCTTTCGTCTTCCGTCATTTTACCCTCCTCTATAAGCCTATTTTCTAATTTGTACAAGTCGTCTCTTTGAGTTGGATTTTCTACAACAGACAAAAACGGAACAATGACTTCGTTGTAAATTCGTTCTGGCATCAAAAGAAACTCATCAATAATTATTCTATGAAAACGAAAGCCACGCAGTTTTTCACCATCACCCAAAGGTAACGCTCTTATTCTGCTTGAACCAATTTCCATCAACCACTCATCATTACTTTTTGAAGTCTTAGTTATACATTGTCTAAAAAAACCTGCCTCTGGCTTGACCGCTATATCTTCAATCTTTTTGAAAATCATTTTGGCCTGCCTGAAAGATTTTGACAGTATTCCAATTTCAACCCCTTGATTTAGCACAGCATCAAGAGCTGCATAGATACCAGTTGTAAAAGACTTTGACATCCCACGGCTCCATACGCCCATAAAATAATCTCTTTCAAACATAGACTTGATAGCCATATGCTGAAATGGAAAAAGCTTGACTCCTAATATAAGGTCTGCAGAAAAAGTAATGTTATTTCGTAAAAATTCATAAAGAGCCAGCTTGGCTTCCTTTTCTTCCAAGAAGCCATCTACTTTTAAAAGCTCTTCATTATCTCTTAATTGATGCGAAGGCTTGCCTTGATTTCCTTCATGCCAGCTCATGTTTTTTTTGGTCCCAAAAATATTGCATGTCAGTACGCCAAATATTTTTACCGTGCATTAAAACTCTTGGGATAAATTTTGAAGCACTTTCTCTGTCATCAACAAATACAAATTGACAACACCTAGGAAAATCATGGCATAAATCTTTGATTTGCCTAAGCGTGAAATCTACATTGCTACGCCGATTAAAAATTTTATTTTCTTTAATCATCTTTTCTACATTGGATTCTATCACAATAAATAAATAGGAATCCATTTCTTGCGCTCTTTGTATTTCTCTTCTAAATCTTTCTATGTTATGTTTATTTAAAGTTCCTTGTAAATCATTGCCAGATTTTCTATCTACAAAAGTGTAATTGTAATATTTGCCTAATGTTGTATAATCTCCTATATCTAACTTCAGCACTTCTGATTGGCAAAAATCAAAGCTCAAAGGTTTTTGCTCCCTTGTGTCTATAGCGATTTTTAAATCTTCAGGAACTTTATCTGTAAAAAAATTTTTAGGTAAGTTTTTGTCAAACAAAGGTTCGCAGCCTAAAACTTCGCAAGCCGCATTATAACTGCCAAAAATCTTTTTGTAGACGGAAAGAGGCGGCAAAAAAGAATTTTTAGTCTCTAAATGAAATGCGCCATACTTTCTATTTTTCTTATTGTGTCTTTTTTCAAGAAGTGACATTGCATATTTTTTAACTTCTTCTAAAGAATTTTCCTCGCACCATTTAAATAATTGCTGCTTGGTGGAAAAGTCTCGTTCAAAATATTCTTCATATCTTTTGAAGGGCAATGGGTCACCTGTTAATTTGTTTTTTCTTGGAAAGTGTTTGGTATAGTAAGAAGCTAAATTTAAACCATGCTGTTTAAAATGTTTGTGCAATGAAGCTCTACTTGCAAACTCTTTGCCGCATTCTGCACAGGTAAAAACTTTGGACTCCACCGCTTCCATTATATCGCATCTTCCTTGCTGATACCCAAAACCCTAGCTTTCCAGTCGGACATTTTCTCTATTTCATCCGCCTCTTTTCTGATCGCTTGCTTTTGCATATCTGCCATTTTGATCATCAGCTTTCTTTCATTTTCATCTTGGAATAACTGCACCAACGAAAGAATAGAGGCATTGCGTTGTTGTTGATTTGCAACCCTCTTTGCTCTTTCGCCATTTAACTTAGCTAACATTTTATCGATTCTATTGATACATTGGTTATATTCTTCAGCTTTAGTTTTTAACATCTCGGTCAATCTCATGGTCAAATCATTTTGGCCCTCGGTGTCATCGAACATTAAATTTAATTTTTGCTTCTGCTGCTCTATCTCTTTTAGATTGACATAATCCATGCATACATTAACATACAAATTTAGTTCATCAGAAGTTAAATCAGGCTTGTCCCAAGTGCTTCTGATATATTCTGATTCAAACAATTCTCGGCTCTGTTTTGTAATGTAAGAATTTATAACTTGCATGAACCTAGGCGCGCATAGATAAGAGATCAATTTTTCTACGCATTTTTTATCTTGCACATTTAGCTTGGTTGGCTCAAAAGATCTTGACGCAACTTTATTCAATCTTTTGATGGCAGTTGAAATTATTGTGGGCGGTACATACTTTTCTCCAGCCGCATCGTCACGAAGATTCGTTGTGGATGGAAATTCTTTGTTAATATATTCACAAAGAGCGATGAACTTATCGGTCTCACTAAAGCCTTTGCTCTCAGCGTCTTTTGGCCACAGCAGTTGACCAAGTTCGAGCTTTGTCATTTCAGGGCAATAGTGCTGCTTTACAAAAGATTTTTCATCATCATTTAAAAAATGTTTAACAACTCTTTTTTTAACTTTTGTTCTGTAGCTCAACCCTTTTTCGACCCAATACTTTCGCAGAGCCCTGCCTCTAACAGTGCTGCCTTTTTCATTTTCGTCTTTGAATAATTTTTTAGTAGCTTCGCTTAAATCTCCATCTAACTCTTGAAATAATTCTAAGCTACGCTTTTTTTCTTCGTCTGTTAAGGTATACTGCTTCATTCGAAAAATATATCTGTTTCAAGGCAAATTCTTTTAGCTATTTTCTTGTAAAAATTTTTAAGATTTTTGATTTGTTTGTAACCGGCTTTCCTGCCTTTTTCGTTACTTTTGTAACCTAAAACTTTGGCAACCAGTTCTTCATCAATATAATCTATAAATAACATTTTATAAATTATGTAATGCCTATCATTCAAATACTGCCTCATTTTCAGATGCATATGATTTACAGCTTTGTCAATTTTATAATGATCTTCCGGCGAGGTGTGGCGATCGAAGTCATTAGTTTCGAGTGAAACTGGTATCTTTATATCATAAGCCTGTTTTCTAGTTTTATACCACTTTGCGTAATCTGGACATTCGTCGGATTGCAATCCGCTAGATGTCAGAGAGCATAAATTAGAGACTTGGCCTGCAGCTTGTTCTTTTGATTGGTTGTGTTTACAGCTAACGCAAGGCCTTGCGAAATTAGAATAGTTATTACGTAAAATATTTTTGAGCTGGTTGGATATAATCTTGTTGACCCACGGTTCTATAGGTCTAGATTGGTCCCATTGGTCCCATTTATTGTAAATGTGAGCTCTGATAATTTGCGATACGTCGTCGAAATCTAACCAAGCGAGAGCATGTAAATGCCACTTGTAGTATCGCTTTCTAATTTCGTTATCAATTACCTCAAATTTATCTTCGTACGTTTGTTTATTGTTGTCCGGCACTACCACCTACATCCTCGTAATTCCCGCGAGAGCTGCCGCATTCGCGTTGGGATACTTTTAAAAAGTCCTCCTTGGTCATTTTTTTGTATCCCTCAGTGGCTTCAGCATTGTATGCAATTTCTTCCGGATTAATCGGGTTGTTTACCAAAGTTTCAATTGTAACTTTACTTTTTGGCAAATCGATTTCATACTCTAACTTTGAAATGTTAGGCACGGAATCCTCGTCTCGTGAACTGGCAGAAGACTCAGATTTTACTGTTGAGCCTTTAGCCATTCCAAATGCCGAGAAAGTCTCACCGCAACTTTGACAAAAGTTCGGTTTCTTTAAAGTGAAGTGATTTTTAGCTCCACAGTCTGGACAAAATATACTAGCCATTTTTTATATTTTATTTTTGTAGGTTATTTTCTAATTTATTTACAATAAATTTTAATATTTCGCTGCGAACAATATCCTCGTCTGTAAAACGAAAAGTGTAGATTCCTTGCTCTTTAGATTCTTCATTGTCAAATATTTCCATAATCGGAGCAAAGCCAGTTTTTCCATTTATGTCAGATTGCATCGGATCACCGCATATGAAGTACTTGGAATTTTCACCTATTCTTGTTATCAAGGTTACCAATTCTTTCCTTGTAAAATTTTGAGACTCATCTGCGATAATGAGTTTATTAGCCCAGCTAGCACCCCTTAAATAATTTATTGGGGCGCACTGTATAATATTTTCCTCTATTAGCATTTTTATTTGATCTTTTTCCAAAAGCTCTTCAAGTTTATCTTGAAGCGGCATCATGAAAGGATGAAACTTTTCATCTACATCCCCCGGCAAACTTCCTAAATTTTTCTCTCCACTTTCCGCTATTGTTCTAACATAAAAAACATCTTGGTTCATATTCATGTTAAAAAGCTGTAAAGCCGCATAAATAGAAACAAAAGTTTTCGAAGACCCGGCTGGCCCTGAAACAAAAATTATTTTTGTATTTTTATCAAAAGCTATTTTTAAAAACTCATGTTGCTTTTTTGTTAACTCAAAATTTTTCAGATAAAGCTTGTACTTATTTTCATTTAATGCTATTATCTTTTCCGACGCTGAAGACTTCTTCCGTCTGCTCATTACATAATATTACACTTGACTTAAGCAAAATACCTTTTAAAATATAAACAATATATGATTTTCCATGTTCTGTCAGTTCCAATTTACCCTACACGAAAAGAAATAACACTTTGCGCATTCACGCAAAAAGTTTATAAATTTTGCACCGAAATGACAAAAAGAGGTCATACGGTGTTTCATTACGGACATCCTGATTCAGACGTAAGTTGTACAAAGCATTTTGATGTAGTTTCAAGGGAAACTTACAACAAAGTTTACGGCAAGCAAAGTTGGAAAGAATTTCACGACCAAAACGTTGATAACAAAGTTCATAAAGAATTCAATAAAAATGCCTCCGAATTAATTCGAAAAAACAAACAAAGCGAAAATGATTTAGTCTTAGCTTTTTGGGGTTTTGGGCACGCAGCTTGCTG